TATATTCTGATAAATATATGGTAGCAGGAAGAGTTGATTGTATCGGTGAATACAACGGTATACCTTCTATTATTGATTTCAAAACTTCTACAAGAGAACGAAATGATGATTGGAACGAATCCTACTACATTCAAGCATCTGCATATGCAGAAATGTTTGAAGAAAGAACTGGAATCGAAATCAATCAGATTGTAATTCTAGTTGTAACAGAAGACGGAATCGTTCAAGAGTTTATCAAGACCAAACAAGACTACTTACCACTACTAGTAGAAGCGATTGACGATTTCACTACGCATTGGGAAAAAGAAAATGAGACAACTACTTAGTGCATTGGTTTTATCACTTGTTATGAGTACAAGTGCATATGCATCTACTATGAGTTACAACTCGCAAAAACCAGTAAGTTGTACTACCACTGAAAAGATGAAAGACCTTGTTGGTGGTAAATACCTTGAACTACCATACATGAGTGGAGATGGACTTGCACCAGCGATTGATGGACAACAGTTTATTAAAACACAAGTGATTGTTGCTATCAATCTAGAAACTAAAACTTTTAGTGTTGTAGAGATTATCAATGACAATCTTGCTTGTATTATTGCTAGTGGGAATAACTTTAGGTTCAATAAAATGCCTCAAGCGGACAAAACTAAAATCTCATGGGAGAATTAAATGTACGAGTATAAATGTAAAATTGTCAGAATAGTTGACGGAGACACAGTTGATGTAGACATTGACTTGGGTTTCGGAGTTTGGTTGCGAAAACAACGTATCCGAATGTACGGAATTGATACACCAGAATCTAGAACATCTGATAAGATTGAAAAGGTATATGGAAAAGCCGCAACTGCATTTCTAACTAAATGGACAAATGCTGGTGACCTTACTTTGAAAACATTCAAAGATGGTAAGGGTAAGTATGGACGTATTCTTGGAGAACTTTGGTATGGTGGTGAACACAATATCAACCAACTCCTAGTAGACAACCATCATGCAGTACGTTATCATGGTCAATCTAAAGATGATATTGCAGAAGAACATCTTGCAAATAGAGAAAAATTAAACTTGACAATCGAAGAGTAATCTGGTATAAATAGAACATAGTTTGATGATACGAATCAAAGGACGGGCAGGACGAGGGTGCGATACCCTCCACCTCCACCATAACTAAACCTCTACTGAGGGGGTGAAATAGGTTCGACTGACGTAGATAGAGGAGAGTAGAACTATCGGATGACTGCGTTATTGGTCAAAAACTACAAATGCAAACGATAACTTTGCGCCCGTAGATTACGCTCTAGCAGCGTAATTGTACTGAGTTTCGGTGGTGTACTTGGAAACAGAAACACCACCACTTAATTATGGAGTTTATTATGTATCGTGTGACTGGATATTTTAAAGACAAGAAAGTTGTAAGAGCATTTATTGATTTGTATGATGCAATAGATTTTAGAGATTCCGTGGATGCACATTATCCACTAAAAGTAACATTTGAAAAGGTGATAGATATGCGAGAATTTATATATGATAGTTGGAATGGTGTTATGAATATGGATAGGAATCCATTGAGACATATCCCAGATTTAAGTACAAGACACATGGTTTTACAAATACTTGCATGGATGTGGTGCATTGTATTTTCTTTTTATGTTGGTAGTATTGTTGCATTTGGTATTAGTGCAATCGCTCACATCCTTTTACTTGCAGCTATTGTTATTACAGTAGGTACATTTGAAACTGCAAAACGTAGACCAACCTTTTTTAGTGATTTCCCCACATCTACACCTAGTCGTGCAAGAAGTATGTTCTTTAATGGTAAAAGAATTAAGTTAGACCCTATGGATAAGGGTGGTGAACATGAATAATTATTGTACAACAAAAGGACTAGGTTGGGCGTTTCTAATCATTACTTTTTTTATTGTGGTGTTTCCTTGGGGAGTAACATATGCGTCAGTTGGTCATAATGATTATGCAAGATATTGTAAAATGACACCACTATTACCTTGCTTTGGAATAGAGAAACAAGAATGACCCAGATAAATTTCAAACCTATTTTTCCTAGTCCTTTAGGGTATGTCAACTTTGGTAATGCAAACAAAGATTTGAATAAACAGTTGATAAAGGATATGGAACAAGAAAGAAAAGAACATAATGATGGTGGTTCTCGTACATTCAGAAAGAATGATGCATCATGGCAATCACTTGGATTAATGGAAGATAGGTGGGAAAGTTTTGCTACACTTAAAGAACATATACGAGATGCTTGTATACCTATTTTGAAACATAGTGGTATATCCGATACGGTTGCACCGTTTGTAAATATTGCAAATTTGTGGGGTAATATCATATTAAGTGCTGGTGGTTTTTCTAAACCACATATACATGGAAGTGGTAATACATTATGGAGTGGAGTTTATTATCCGAAAGGTGTGGAAAAAGTTGATGACCTAGATAATTTTGATGAAGAAAAAACTATTCTTAATGGGTGGGTAAAAAAAGATGGTATACTAATATTATTTGACCCATCTTATACTCTTAAAACTGTAATAGCAACAGAATACGATAGTAGAGAATTTTATGGTAGTGATGTATCAATTATTCCTAGAGAGTCTTTGCTTATTTTATTTCCAACATGGATGATGCATATGGTTACACCCTTGACAACGAATGAAAAAAGGTATAGTATATCCTTTGCAATTGATAAACCAAAATGAGGAACTAATGGAAGAAATAGAAGAAAAATTAATGACACCTAAAAAGTTCTCTATTGCAATAGAGAAGGTAGTTAGTGAATCTGGTGTAACTTATATGGATGCATTGTTAGATTACTGCGAGAAATATCAATTAGAACCAGAGATGATTAAACCCTTGATAACTAAATCTTTGAAAGAAAAGGTTGAGGTAGATGCGAGAAACCTTAACTATCTTCCAAAGGTTGCAACATTACCGATATAACATGGAAGCATTTGAAGCGTATAAAATATATCATGCATTAAAGTTACACTTTAACAGTGACTATGATTACACAAAGTATCATGGAAAAGCAAAAGTCACTGTTGATTCGTATCTTAAAAGAAAAGATAGACCATTTTTTGCTAAGGTAGCACGAAAGTATATTACACCAGATAATGTTACTAAGTTCTTTATTTCTAACTTTATCAAAGACCCTAAAGCTTGGGTTGGTAACTTTAGTGAAGATAACTATGCAGAGTATCGTAAGAGAGTTGAAAGTTTAAAGTATAATTATAAGAATGACTTGAATGAACTATTCAAGAACATAAAAGTTTTTGATGAACTATTTCATGTAAAAGATAAACAACATCCTTTGTTGTTAAAACAATTCCTTGCTAAAAAAGTAAGTCTAGAAACTATGTGTATATTGGAGACACTACTAGATTACTGTAAGTATTGGGATGAAGAGATTGAAGAACAATACGTTTGGAAAGAACAAAAAAAACTTATAAAAAATTACAGTTCTGTCTTGACTTTTGATAAACAATCATGTAAGATAATCACAATGTCAACTATTAAGGAGTATTTATAAATGGATGACCAAACTTCAAAGGTCTTAGGTGTCATGAAAGAAAGAGATTTCTATCATGCTAGGGTAGAAGAACTCCAGAAAAGAATTAAGGTTCTGGAGTATGATAACGCTGAACTCGTAAAGAGGGATGCAGAGTTATCTGCTAGATGTAAGGAACTTGCATCTAAAACCCCATTCAAACGTCCACCACGGAGATTTGCTCGTGGGTAGGACATTCAAGGTATATCAAGCGAAATACCTTATTCCACAATCGGATAAGGGGCCTGCGTTTACTATAAATGCAGACCCACCTAAATTCCATACAGAACTTATCAATGAAGGTAAGTTGTGTGCATTTACCACTAGAAATACCTACGCTGAAGCAAGAGCAGAAGGTGAAGAGTATGTAAGGAGAGATGAAGTTGCAAGTCAAACTAGTTGATAAAATGGGTTCAGACCTTACAGTCGTAAATGCAGCTCGTGTATCATTTGCAAAGAAATCGGAATGGGAAGCGATTCCAGAAGGTGGTGAAATAGAAGGATTGCTCTCACTTGCAGATGAAAAGCTTATCAAGTATCTTGCAAAACACAATCATTGGAGTCCATTTGGACATTGTTCTATACAGTTCCATATTAAAGCTCCAATCTTTGTTGCAAGACAACTTGTTAAACACCAAGTCGGTTTGGTGTGGAATGAAGTATCCAGAAGGTATGTAGATGACGAACCAGAATTCTATACACCCAAAGAATGGAGACTTAAAGCCGACAACAAGAAACAAGGTTCTAGTGATGAAACCATTGAATATAATATTGATGGTGCAATACAGTTCGTAACACAGACGTATAATAACTTGTTACGAGAACAAGTAGCACCAGAGATGGCAAGAATGATTTTACCACAGAACTTGTACACCGAATGGTATTGGTCTGGTACTCTAATGGCTTTCGCAAGAGTATGTAATCTGCGTTGTGCAGAAGATACTCAATGGGAAACCAGACAGATTGCAAACCAGATTGATGAAATCGGTGGAACTCTATTTGAACATTCTTGGAAAGAATTACGAAAAATGACTTGACTTTCAAGTTATTTTAGTGTATAAATAGAGTTATATATTATGAATAATGTGAAATATTTAAACATACGATAAACATATATTAACATAAGGAGAAAAATATGTCAGTTAGTACTCTACGCAAGTCCAATACATTGGACAAACTTCTAGCACAAGTTCAATCAGAAAGGGCCACTCAAGGAAAGAAATACTATGTGGATGAAAGGGTGTGGGACCCAGAACTAGATAAATCTGGTACTGGACAAGCAGTCCTACGTTTCTTGCCTGCACCAGATGGTGAAGAACTTCCTTGGGTGAAAGTGTTCAAACACGCCTTCCAAGGCCCTACTGGTAAATGG